AAGCCAAAGAAAGTCACAAGTCTATTGATAACCGACCGTGACGGTATGCCTGTTTACACCCCCGAAACGTTCCGTGATGCCGTAAAGCAGACACGCGAGTACATCAAATGGCTACTGGAAGAGTTGCCAGACGGCTACGAGCTTCGCATACATGGTTTGCTTGATGCCATGTATCCGCTTGAATGGCTCACAGAGGAGGCAATCATCAAGAGCGTGACGAAATAAGGGGTGATGCCCCCCTACCGACAACATACCAAGACCCGACAAGCCGCTTTGCCGAAAGGCAGGGCGGCTTTTGTGCTTTTTTATGGCTTGTTTATGCAAAAAAGGCATAAACACCCAAAACTATTTTCTTAAAAATATAATAATTCTACCACGTTGCGCCAAGGTGTGCCAAGGTGTACCAAACGGAATTTGGTTTTTGCAAAATACGATTGTATTTTTGTGGCGGACTTATTGTGTTTTTAGTAGATTAATGGCAACATTTTGGAACAACATAAAACGATTTTTCAGCCGTGAGGCGACAGCCACGGCCGCCGTCGTTGACACCGACCAACGCCCCACCACCGTAAGAAGTGGCGGAGGCGTGGCGGTGATTTCCCCATACGGAGGCGGTGACCCGATGGCGATTGCGGCAGTCTATCGGTGCGTCACGCTTCTAAGCGAGAGCGTGGCGAGCCTACGTTTGCAGTATATGCGGCGAAAGGACGGACGCTACCAGGAGGACACGGCAAGCGTTTTCCATTATCTGTTGACAGTGCAGCCCCAACCCGAGATGTCGGCGTTTGACTTCTGGACGATGGCGGTGCGCCTGATGCTTCTTGATGGCAACGCCTACATTTATCCACGCTACATAATGGGCGAGTTGACCGATTTGGTGCTTTGTCACCCTAAGACCGTGACCCACGACCCACTGAACAGTCGTTATTACATTGCCGATGCCTATAATGGCGTGTTCGGCACTTTCGAGGAAAAGGACATCATACACCTTTACCTACATTCGTCAGACGGGCGCAGGGGTGAAAGCATACTGACCCATGCAAGGCGCACGATGGACATTGCAGGTGCAGGAGATGCCGAGACCGAGAACCGATTTACCAATGGCGGCAGTGTCCGGGGCATCGTCAGCAACGACAAGACCACTACGGGATTTGGCGAGTACCAAGACAAGGAACTGGAGAAGACCGCCGAGAGTGTGGACAGCCGATTTAGCCGAGGTGAGCGCATTGTGAGTTTGCCGGGGCAGGTGGACTTTAAGCAAATTTCGCTTTCATCCACCGACATGCAGTTTCTGGAGAGCCGAAAGTTTACCGTGCGCGAGGTGTGCCGCTTCTTTGGTGTGCATCCGTCGTTTGTGTTCGACGATACGAGCAGCAACTACAAGAGTGCCGAAATGGCAAACGTGGCTTTTCTGTCAAACACGCTTGACCCGATACTAAAGCGTATTGAGTGTGAGTTGACAAGAAAACTTATACCACGTTCACTTTGCTGCAAACGTAAGTTCATGTTTGACCGCAGGGGCGTTTACTCAATGGATTTGCAGTCGCTTGCCGACTATCAGAAAAAGACCATCGAGAGCGGCATCTATACCGTGAACGACTGGCGCAGGATGGAGAACCAACCGACCATCGAGGGCGGCGACACGGTTTATCTATCCACCAACTTAGCCGCTTTGGGCAGTGAGAAGCTATCGGGAGCAGCTGCAAGCACAGCCACCCAAGGCACGGCAGAGGGAAACGAGAACAACGATAAAAACAACGAGGAAGAATGAAAAAGAAAAGAACCATAGCTATTGTGTCGGGGCTTCATGTGCGTGAGGCCGCCGACGGAGCGGAAAGCCGCACAATCGAGGGCTATGCCCTGAAGTTCGGTGTGCGCAGCCGTTTGCTTTGCGATTGGTGGAGCAACTACTATGAGGTATTGGAGCCGGGGTGCGTGACACGTGAGATGCTGGACGCACAGGACATCAAACTTACAATGTTCCACGATCGACAGCTTGTTTTGGCACGCAGCAACAAGGGCAAAGGCACTTTGTCCTACGAGGTTGACAATGTGGGCGTGAAGTTCTGGGCGGAGATGCCGCACACCGTTGACGGCGACAAGGCTTTGGAGTTGGTGAGCCGTGGCGACATCGCAGGGTGTTCGTTCATCTACTCCACCGACGAGGACGACAGCGAGAACGCCGTAAGCTACGAGCGGCTGAATGAAAAGGGCGAGGGCGGCGAGGACATTCTTTTGCGCCATGTGAAGCGCATAGACAATGTTTACGATTTCACCATCACCACCGACCCCGCGTATGAGCAGACCGACGTAAGCAAACGTGAGGTTGAGGCGGCGGGCATCAAGTTCGAGCAGCCACAGAAGCCGAAAGCCATAGACGAGGCCAAGAAGCGTGAGCGCATTAATGAGGTGCGAGAGCGTATAGCAAGCGTCAGCCGCAATGTGTAGGGAGCGGCTATTAGATAAAATCCATTAACAACAATTTTTAATCAGTTTTCAAAATGAAAAAGGAAAAGTTTAATTTTCGTGAAGCCTACGAGCGTCTGGACGTAATCAAGAGCCGTCTCGCCGAGATTGCGCAGGGACTGGAGAACGACAAGGAGCGTGAGGACTTCACCGATGCGGAAAAGGGAGAGAGAAAAGCCCTTTACCGTGAGATGGACATCCTGGAGATGAAAATCAAGGCCGCCACACCTACCATCGAGGTAATGCGCCGTGAGGACATCGAGGAGGCAAACAAGCAGATGCGCGAGTGCATCAAGAACGGCAAGCGTTTCGAGTTGAAGATTAGTCGCGCCGTGGCATCCGACTTCGGCGGCAATACATCGGGCTACCTCAATCCGTCGGCCTCAACCAATCCGGCACCTGTCACAATGGGCGACATCGTAGAGCCACTTTACGCCAAGACCATTCTCGCCGCCATCGGTTCACCGCTTCTTACAGGACTGAAAGGTAACTATCAGTGGCCTGTAATCGAGACATTCGAGGCTACCATCAACGACGAGGGCGTGGCATTGGGTGACACCAAGATCGACGTTACAAAACTTATTGCCAAGCCAGAGCGCATGGGCGTGGCCGTGCCTATCACACGCGAGGCACTCAACGAGACCGACGACCTTTTGCAGCTTGTTTGCACACAGTACATGCCCGTCGCAGCCGCCGCCCTGATGAATAAAATCATGTTCAGCACTACCAAGGTGGCGAAGGCTACAAATCTTGTTGGCCCATTCGTCAACCTAAAGGCAGGCAACAAAAAGACCTACAAGGGCGACGCGCCTACGCTTGCCGAGCTTCTTGCATTAAAGGGTTTGGTATTGGGCGCGAACATCATGCCAGAGGGACTTTGCTACGTTATGACCGAGACCACAAAGGCACTTTTGGAGGGTACTCCAAAGTGGAGCGGCGCAAACCAGGCTATCGTCGACGAGAACGGCAAGATTTCGGGCGTGCCTGTATTCTGTAGCTCATACGTGGCAGAGGGTACGGTATTCTTCGGCTCATTCAAGTATGCGCCACAGGGCTTGTTTGGAGATATGTCTATCATCATCGACCCTTACACGCTTGCACGCAAGAACTCTATCGACTTCGTGCTCAATGCCGACTATGCAATCACAACTTTGCGCGATGAGGCATTTGCCATGTTGTCGAAAGACCCGTCAACACAGGCGGCAAGCGGTCAGAAGTAAGCGCGGCAAGCGTGAGTTTTCAAAGTTCATAAATTAGGTATAATAACAGATTATGGCAGTAGTGAGTTTGGCACTTTTCAAAAAGCACGTAAGGGCTGATGATTTCGCCGACGATGACGAGTATTTGGAGCATCTTTTGGAGACCGCCGAAAGCGCAGTTATCACGGCGACCAACAGAACCCAAGAGGAATTGGCGCAGATGGGAGACGGTGAAGTACCGGCACCCATCAAGCACGCTATATTGATGTTGGGCGCACATTGGTACAATCAGCGTGAGAGTGTGAGCAACGTGCAGATGCACGCCGTGCCCGATTCACTGCAAGCCTTAATCAAACCCTATCGGAAGTTAGCAGAATGAGAGCCGGAGAAATGAAATATCGTTTGAAGTTGTTGCAGCCGATGGCAAGCACCAACGATTACGGAGAGGAAGCCACTACCTACAAAGAGGTACGCACGGTTTGGGCGCAGCGAGTGAAGCAGAGCGGAAGCCGTAGCGAGGAAGTGGGCGAACATTTCCCCGATTATCGTGCAGAGTTCAACGTGAGGGACGCACACCCGATAAAGGAAAACTGGAGGGTGCAGCAGTTGGGCGGTTATCTTTATACCGTTACCGCCATCATCCCGAACATAGACAGGGGCATGAACACTTTAGTTTGTGAGCGAGTGAACGAGTAAGTAAGATTTCCTGTTTTCCATTCTTTGTAATATGCAGCTGAAACGATGAGTGAAACCGTTACCGACATAAACAAGCCGTTTGCCGATGTGTTCAGGGCTTTAGACCCAAAGGCGCAGCGAAAGGCGATGAGGGGCGCAATGCGCAGGGAGGGCAACCGACTGAAAAAGGCGGCTGTTTCCAACCTGGGGCAAAGCGGCATAGGTTCGGGCAAGAAACGCAGCCTGTCAAGCGGCATCTACGTGCGTACCTACCCCAACCGCTACGGTTTGGGCTTTATGGTGAGCGTCAAGCCGCATGGAAAGCGTAAGGGCATCCACCTCAACCGTCAGAATTTGGAAAAGCCAGTTTTGATGTGGGCGGAGGACGGCACACGTATGCGCCATGTTGGGCGGCGGATTTCATCGTTTTTCGGCAAGAGCCGATTTACGGGCAAGAAGATTAGGCAGTATCTACGTGGTGGTGCGAGCCGTGGCAAGATGAAACGCTACGGATTCTTAGCCAAGACGGAGCAGCAGACCGCCGACAGCGTGGAGACCAATTTGTTTAACAACTTGCAAGCCAATGTGGAGAGAGCCGCAAGGAAGCAGGGACTTTTGTAATAATATCAATCAAAACGAGCTATGGCACAGAGAAAGACATCGTTAAGCGCAGGTAGCATTATCCGTGATATGCTTCTGAAAGATGCCGAGGTGAAGAAGCGCACTAACAAGGTTTTCCCTGTAGTGACGGACACGGCGGTTTTGCCGTATATCCTTTATCGCCGTGCAGCTATGGAGCAGAACCCGACTAAGGCAGGTTATCCCGGTGCCGATACCGTGGTTATCGAGGTGGTTTGTTACACCGAGAAGTACGGCGAGGGCGTGGAGTTAGCCGAGGCAGTGAGGGCAGCACTTGATGGCAAGCAGGGAGAAAAGGACGGTGTCGTAATGCGCAGTTGTGTGCTTTCGGACAGCGAAGAGGGCTACGATAGCGATGCCTATGCGCAGCAGCTTGTTTTCAGAGTGAAGATTTAAGTTATTGTAGAACCATTTTAAATTTTATATGTTATGGCAGCAGATGCTAATACAGGCTACATTAATGGTAGTGACCTTTTGCTGATGGTTGGAGGCAAGGCGGTGGGACATTGCACAAGCCACACCCTCACTTTCAACAGCGAGACCAAGGACAGAGCCGTAAAGCCAGCCGCAAGCGAGGCAAAGGGCAGCGGACTTTGGAAGAACAAGGGAGTTACGAGCCTTTCGATTTCCATAAGTGCCGAGGGTTTGCGCTTCTACGATGAGACCGAGAACGGACACGAGCAGATTGCGCCGCTTTGGGGCAAGGGTGCGAGCGTCGAGGTTAAGGCATTCAAGCGCAAGGGCGAGAGTTCGCCGTATGTGCAGGGTAAGTTTGTTATCGCCTCATTGGAGGAGACAAGCCCGGCAAGTGACGATGCCACTTACAGCGTTTCGTTGGAGAACGACGGCGAGCCTGATGTTTACCCGGGCAAGGACACAACGGGCGGCACGCAGAACACGGCAAGCGGCCAGAAGTAAGGGCAGACAAAGAAAGAACCATTTTGTTTTAGATAGTTGTTAGTTTGTTGAATGTTTAGTTAATGATTAGTTGATTATGCCAAAGATTCAAATCATGATCGACGGCAAGGCATACCCCTGTAGGCAGACTATGGGGGCTATGCTTCGCTTTAAGAAAGAGACAGGCAAGGAAGTTACCGAAATCAGTAACAGCCTATCGGATATGTGCGCCTACCTGTATTGT